TTGTTCTCATATTAGTTATTAAAAAAATATATTGTTCTTCGTTAAGATAAAAAACTTTTGAAGTCCCACCACCAATATTATCCTTTTTTGGAACACTTTGAAATGACAGGACCCCCAAAATTTCTAATTCTTTTTTGTATTTATTTACCAAATTATATATTACTCTATGTTGCCTATTTAATTTTTCTGCTAAAATTTTTGTTGACACATAAATAGTTTCATTTTTTACATTTAATAAATTACTCACAAAATCACCTCGACTATATTATAAAGTAATTACTTTATAATGTCAATGTTCGCAAAAAATAGCACGCCACCAACGACGCACTATCTAAGCTACTTACTATTATAACACTTAACTTGCATTTTTAATTTCCTCATCAACCAACAATCTGCCTGACTCAAGACCATCAGTAGCATATTCAACTTTCTCATAAAAGCTCATGCCCCAAGTCTTTTTACTAACCCATCGTTGCCAAAAAGTTTGCATACTTTTTTGAGTAGCTATATTTGTTTCACCAACTAGAACATATTGCTTTATAGATTCACAATAATAGCAATATGGTATATTTCTATTGCTAGGCTGTAATTTCTTGTAATGCAATGGTTGGCCTTTTCTTAACCTCTTTTTGTTTCCTCTAGTCATTGTTTTATCCTCCAATCAATGATTCAATTATAAAATATGCTAAAAGTGAATATATAAATATTAACAAAATAATACATAATATTCGCATTTTTTTATCATTTAATTTCATATTTTAATCCTCCTAAATTTACAAATGCGTTAACATAAAATTTCTTAAGAAATATTTAATATTTCCTAATATAAATTGTCCTGACAGCCATTTGTTTTCTATAAAATTGAACTGTAAATTATATTCTGTCATCCTAGAATACATCATAGTCCTAATACATTGCTTTGTATCTTTTATTTTTTTGTTGACATCTTTGTATCTATCTGGATTAGGTTTTATGCGATAATTGCCTACAAGTAAATCATTAAGGCTGCCATCCTCAATAAATATACTAAATTGTAGCAATTCTTGACCTCTTAGTATTTCGCGCTCAAACCTTCCGGCAAAAAGAGAACTAATCAATTCTTGTATACCGTTTTTTCTTTCAAGTGCGAAATAATCAGAGAAATTGGTTTTATCATAAATAAAACTATAATCTCCAGTATTCAAATGCGTTATTTCATAGTTGACACATATCTTTTTAAAATAATCTAATATATGACTATTTTCTTTTTCTTGCTGATCAACTAATACAATGACATCATTAACAAAACTTTCTAATATTTTGTTAATCCTTCTTTTGTGTTTATCGATCTTTTTTTGCTCATCTTTATCTTTAGAGATCATAAAGAAGAATCCTTTCCCATCCTTCCTTATTGTTAAATTTGTCACTTTTCCAAATCTCGAATGACTTCTTATTATTTTTATAAAAAATCACATGATTGCCTTTATGTTCGACAGTTATAACATGTTGCCACATGTCAAATATTTTATATTTTCCAGCTATTGCTTGAAAATCTCTATTATAAATAAGTTTATGAACATTAGTTTGATATTGATATCTGTTCATAAACTTTTCTTTATCATCTTTTTTGAATATATTAAATATCTTTGTTAAAAGTTTCATCAAATTATATCCTTTCTATTACCAAATATTTTTGGTTTTCTATATATAATTTTACTAATCCTTCGATAAATAATTCAGAAGGTATAAGTATCTTATAAATACCTTTGCCATTTAAAGTTACAGTAGAAGTATAATTTGATTTATCGCATTTACTTACTATTATTTTACATTTATCTCTCCTTAGGTATAAAACATCATTGTATTTTATACCTAACTTACCACATATTTTAGCCGGAAGAGGAATCTTTGAAGATACCCCTGAATATTTAGTCAGCCTTCTTATATACACTTTACTTGCCATTAGATTTTTGCTCCTCTTCTATCTCTATAAGTTTTGCATATACTTCATTGACTTGAGCTTCGTTTAATTCATCTATTTCATCTTTATTTGTAACTTCTTTAATTATTTTATTTAATTTGTTATCAGTTATTTTTAATTTTTTTTGATAAACTCTTAAAGATTTAACATAATCAGTATTATCTTTCTCTGCTGGAGTTTCTTGATTATCTTTCCTTTTGCCGGCCTCTCTTTTAGCCGACATCGTATCATCTTTTTTAGTTTTATCATTAATTACAAATTGCTTGAAATCGTTAAATGTCTTAATTCCTTCTATAATTCCATCTGATTTGCTCAATCTAGTTTTAACAATATTTATATTTCTATCCTCTGTGATTTCTATAACAACATCAACTAAGCTTTCTAGTATTTCTAAGGCATCAACTTGAGTACCCACTGGCTGAGTCTTTCCATCACTTCCAGTTCCCCATACAATTTTTGACCTGGCAGTAAATATTATATTGACATCTAATGCAATTATCTTGTCAAGTAATCTTCTTGTATTATCCCTTCTAAACGCATACCACTTAGATTTTTGTAATTGGTTTAACTGCATTAAGTTTTTACCAATTTTCTTCTCATATTGATTAAGCAATATTGATTCAATGTTATCTAATAGATCCGTAGCTGAATCTATTATTAACGTATTAACAATATTGTTATATACACCATCAGATATTTCTTTTATTATTTCTGTAGTCAATAAAGTTGCATTTGATATATCTTTAACATTTGAATCCTTTTTGCTTTTAGCAGCAGTCGAATGATCGACTGCTGCCCTATAAAAATCAAACTCATTAGAATACAGTGTAGTAGAATTTTCAAAATCTATTACAAGCGGTTTATCACTGTTCAATGCCCAACGACTTTTGCCTACGCCAGGCTTTCCCCAGATTAACACCTTTAATTTATAATCTTTTATCTCTGCTTTTTTAGCAATCATATTCTCAATCCTCCAAAATATTTAATAATATAATTATATATCATTGTAAAATAAAAGTCAATGTGTTATAATTAATTTCACCAATAACTATTTGTTAGAAAGGAATTAAGTAATATGGATGAACACAATATAAACGTAAAAATAAGCCAAAAAAGTTATATAAAATTACAAGAGATTTTTTATGATTTGAAACAAATCAATAAAGGCATCAAAATTAATGAGGTACTTGAACAGATAATTGAGTTTTCATATTCAAATTTAGATAAGTTAAAAGACTTGCCGGCAAAAGAAAAGTAAGTTAAAATATAATTGAGAGTTATTAATTAACTCTCCCTTATGTGAATAAAAAAATAATAAACAAAATATATTAATCACCACAACGGTGATTTTTTTTACATTTTTTTTATTATTGCTTCAAAGCCTAATTCTTTTAGTTTGTCGGCTATATCTTGGGCGTTTTTTTTATCTTTAAAAGCCCCTACTTGAACCCTATACAATTTCTTATTATTGTCAACATTTATTATTTTTTTATCAAATATAGCCTTTCTAAAATAAGTATATGCACTATTATAACCAGCAATATTTAAATCAACATACATGGCTGGACATAGTTTTCTACTTGCATCATAATGACGTATTAAATTTTTAGTAAAATTATTTTCATGCAAATACTTGATATAGGCAATAGCATTTTCTTGAGTCTTTGCAAAGTCGCCATCTGCATTTACGCACATTTCTATAGATATTGTATTTTGATTCGAATAACCATACTTATTATGACCATCACCAATTGCCCAAGTATAATACTTATACCAGTTATTTACGCGCCAAATTGATTTGTCATCGATAAATACATCTGCTGAGGCATTTCGATTACCATTATTGAAATAATTAAAGTGTGCTTCTGCATCAGCGCCTTTTGAGCTATTGCCTGTATAATGGATAACTATTGCCTTGAAATTTGATTTCGATCTTGTTAACGCAGTGCGATTGTAGCTTATTTGCTTAATGTAATATGGTATTTTGTTTATTGTCTGCATGTTGTCACTCCTTTTAATTGTAATATTTCACCTAATTTCTTCTTTCTAGTTTCATAATCCATATCTAATTCTATCATAATAGCATTTTTGCGCTGCATATCTTCGATTAAATTTATCTGCTCAATAGATAGATAATCTCTAATAGTCCTAACGTTTTCATCTATATTATGTTTTTGTTTAAATTGTTTTGCATTCATACCTAGAACAATTTTGTTGATCATGTTATACTCATTAGAGTAATGAAATGGCTTTATTTCTTTACCTTGAAGTTCTCTGTGACTTTTAATGGAATCTGTTAAATGGGTAGATTCCATTTTTAATTTCTGTCTTGATTTATAATATTCTTCGTATTGATTAAATTTGTTGATATAAGCTATCTTGTATTTTAATGCTGTTTTTCCAGTAAAACCCATAGTTAATAAAACAAATCCGTCTCTATTCATTATATACATTTTGTCACTTCTACCTGACTTATTTTTCTTAAAGGTCAGCGCAAAATTTCCTACATTTTCTCCCATTTCAGATAAGTTTTCAATCAAATTATCTATAGCTTTTAAAACATCTTTATGGCTTTTTGTAAAATTTTTAGCTATAGATTTAGAGTCGACAAGAAATTTATTTCCTTTATCAAATATTCCATATTCTTTTTTAATTATTTTTAATTCTTTATCCATAATATCCTCCAAAATTAAAAGACTTTATAAATCCAAATTTCCCCACTCGAATTTATAAAGTCTTATACTATTTTTAAATAGTTTGTACTGGTGGGGAATCAATGCAAACTATTTAACTCCCACCATTATATCATTTGAAATAAAAATAATCAAACTACCCTTTTAACTGCTTAACCAACTCAATCAACCCATAAATGCACCCACTAACCCCACTAATCATTAATGCCAATTTCTTGTAAGACAAATTCTTATTATCATTTTCTCTCTTTTCAATTTTTTCAACATTGTGGTTACAGTCTTTTTTAGTAACATAATCTTTTTTAATTTCATTTATTATTTTGTTATTTTCTTTGACATCTGCTTGCAATATTTTCATATCATCTTTTATATCTTCTCTTAAATTTTTTACATTATCATTTATGCTTTCTAGTAGTATTCTAGTTGATTCATCCACTGATACAACCTCCTATATGCCTTATTATATTACCAAGTAACCGCTTTAGACCCATCTAGCTTCGTAACTTTCATATACGTCTCTTTTCTTACATAGACAGGATTTGACCCATCCGTATTGCGCTGATGAAATCTTGGCTGAAATGTTGCTCCAATATCTTCAACTCTAACGACCATTTTTATTACAGCATAGGCAACATTTATATCTGTTCCAAAATAAATTTCATCATCCAAAGCATCATACCCTGCAAACTTGCCTTCTTCTGCTGCACCAGGGTTTGTCGAATCAACCGCTGGTCCAATTGCACCGATGCCGCCATTTTGATTAAGTAGTTCAACTTTACTTGTATTAAACGATACAGTAATATCTGGTGTTTCGGCTGCGCAATTGAAAAATAAATTAAGTTCAATTTCATACAATCCATGGCTTAAACCTAACTGACAATCACTAATATTCACCCAGCTACTGTTATTAGACGATGATTCAACTGTTTCATTTTTTAACAATTTTGGAGTAGTCCACTCTTCTGTCAATAAATTTGTAGGCAAATGAGAAACTACAAAATCACTAACAAAAGAAAAATTAGAAGTATTCATACTTCCACAAATATATATACAACCTTCACTTCCTAAAACCGTTTCATAATCTAACGCAATTGTATAATTTAAGGTTTTTAAAATAACTCTTATGTATGTTCCATTTTTTTCTATTATAAGTCTTGCTTTACTAAATTTTTCAAGAGTATATCCAAGCGCAAATGAATCGACATGACCACCTGACGCAAATATATATTCATCAATATACAACGTACCAGAAGTAACATAAACATCAATATAATTATTTGCATCAACGCCCCATCTAAAATTTGAAAGTTCGTCCTCGACTGTTACATAATGCTCTATTTCACACACAAAGTCAGTAACATCACAATATACATGTAGTCCATATTCCCATGTTCCTCCTCCTTTTTGTAATCCTATTTTGCCAAAAAACGGATCAAAATACTGATATATTTCAGCTTGCGGCTGAAATATTTCAATGTCCCAATTGCCGTTTCCGTCATCTAATAGCCAGGGATGAGGAGCACCCCCACTAGCACGTACCATTGATAAAATGTCAAATATTACATAATCTCCTGATGCACCTGAAGTACTATTCCAGCCAACACTTATATATGTCATTGTGTCAGACCATGCAACAGTTCCGGATGTGTTAAACCCAGATTTTGTTAAATATGCAGATTGATAACCTGTTGAAATTCCGCTTGAAAATGTAAAATAAAAATAATTACTTGTGTCTTTTCCTACCCTAACGGTTATACTAGATACCTTGCTAGAATCATTGCAATAAAATAACAAATAAAAATAATCGCTTGTAGATGATGAGTCATCTGAATTTAGAAAATCATTAACACTCAAACTAAAATCTGCCCTATATATTCTGAGCCATCCAGATGCTGCATCGTCATCCGCTATTTTTACACTGCTTTTGCCAACTCGATTATATGTGCTATCGTCTGTAGCTGTACCATCTGTAAGAGTCCAATCGTCTTTATTTTCAAAGGTGCTAATCAACTGAGTACTTCTAGTTGTAAAATAATCTTTATATTCAGAAAAGCTAATAGCTTGACTTCGCCTACACTCTTCATCAAGCTGACCTATTTTTGTTTCTCTTGCATTTAGAGTAGTAGCATTTATACTCTCTCCACTGCCATTTGTCCATGTTTTTTCTGTAAAATTTCCAAATTCAGCCATTAAATCACATCCTATCCCTTAGGGTTAAAAGTTTTTCTTGCTCCAGCATTAAATGGATTAGTGCAAGAACTATTTTTTTTTATAGCTTTTTTAGGTACTTTTGTCATACTTATTATTAATCTATATACTTTCTTTTTACCTTTTTCTTTAAGTGTTTTCTTGTTTCCTTCTTCGTCTTCAACTTGCACATCAATTAAATCTTCAACCTCTACTTCTTTTCCTTCTGCACTTTCGATTTTAATAAAATTACCTTCTTTAACCATTTCAAGTATTGAAAGGCCCACCGTTCCTAAAGCATTTTTTTTAAAATTTTCATCTAAAGTTTTATCTTTCAAATCAAATTCTTGCACATATTTATCAAAATACATTTATATCATCCTTTCGTTTGCCGGCATAAGTTTAATCTATGCCTATTGACTTATTGTTATTGTATATTGTATCAAAAGTTCCTCTGATGCAGATTTGTCATAATCCCATAATACATGTGATATTAAGACACCAGTGTCTGCGTATTGACTAGCTGTATTTCCGCCAAATATACCGACTTCTTCGATAGTAGTTACACCAGCGTCTGTAATATAAAAATCTATAGTAACAACACCGCTTGAAGGATTTGCTCTTGCAACATACGGACTCCTATGTACTTCAGTGCCTAATGTTTTATCCGTTGCTGCTACCGCTGTATTATCTGTCCCAACCGCACAATATTTTATAATATTGCTTACTGAATAAGTCCCAATAAATGACAATGCCGTATTGTTTAAACATGCATTAGTTATTATATTTTTTCTAAACCCTACTATTTTTTTGTGTCTAGTTTTTTTGTCTATGCTAAAGAATTTATATGTCCCTAGCACTTTGGGATTGCTATTAATATTTATTTTAAATCACCTCTCAATCGCTTACGCTGTCGGTATCATTTACGGCGCCTGGATATAATGAAGTACTCGGATATAAATCAGTATCTGGAAATAGAGGGTCCAGCAAAGTAAAAGCATACTCGCCATCCTGGTCGAATGTTTCGCTTACGTCTTTCAAATATATCAATATCTCAGTTTCTTCTACATCAATGCGATCAGGCTTTAATAAGTTCTTAAAAAATTCTTCCCATCCACCGAGTGCAGCCCCATCTAATACAGTATAATTATAATTTATATCATCAAGTCCGCGCGGTGTCCATGTGCAGCCTTCAACTAAGACTTGCTCATCATAATTCCAAGGATTACTTTTTGTCAATTGAAACAATTCTCCAACATTGTAATCTTTTTGTTGCAATGTAAATGTAAATTTATCAGCATCATTTGCATATTTACTAAGTAACTGTACTCCGTATTGCAAGGCATCTACAGCACTAAATAATTTAGAATTTTCTATATAATTTGAATGTGTAAACCCTCTGTTTGCAATTTCTGCCTGATTTGCAACAACTACAAATAGAGGTATTAATCCGTAATAAGTGGCTCTTATGTATCCACCTGTGTTTAGTGCCGCCAAAGTATCACCGTCTTGCGTAATTTGTGTCGATCCATAACTCCAGTAGAATTGCTTACCTTCATGTAGTCCCTTAACTCCAACTGCAGCTTCTGTCCAGTTTCCTGCAGCTGGCTTGTATTCAATAAATGGATCTTTAGCTATTGGAAATTGTGTAAAAAACTCCAATGTTTCGCCATCGCATGATGGAGACAATATTTTTTCACTTTGTTCTACTGTAATTTTTTTATTGCCTTTAAGATACAATTTATTATAATAGTTTTCTCCAGACTTTTGTCTTTTTAGGCCTTTCTCGTTCGCTAAACTTGTACTACTTATTGTTCTACCAGTCCCACTTAAATCTATAAAATGTAATTGCTTGTCTTTGTCAACCCACCAAATAATATTGCCAAAACTTTTCAAATGATCTAAAGCTTCGGACCCTTTCATATAATTTATTATTACAACATTAATTTCTATATCTGCATCAATTGTTCCAGCTGTTATTCCAGAATCTGTAAAATCATTAGTTATTAATTCATTTACAATATTTTCTAAAGTATAATCATCGTAAGCACCTTTTATTATATGTCTGTCTAGCAATGCGGCATAATCCTCGCACTTTATAGTATGCCATAATGATCCTTTTTCGACTTCTTCTGAATCTGAATTTATTATAACACCGCCCCACAGAAGAGCAGTATCTTCATATAAACCAATTTCGACACCGTACTCTATCGTAGTACTATTGTCATCTACAATTACGCAATCCAGCGTTCCTCTCGCGTTAAGCCTTTCATTAATACTCCAACTGTCTTTTTGTATCTTTATTTCTGTATCTAAAATTCCGTCTCCATTAGTATCAACCTTAAAATATCTCAACTTATCACCCCTTTTGAGGCCTTATACCATATGTTTGCAATGCCCCAACAACGGCGCGGCCTATTTCATCCGTAGACATTCTAGCACCATTTATATTAATTATAGCATTATTATTATTTACTGTACCACCGCCTCCAGGATATATATTTCCTTTTGCGGGCACGAAATTTATCTCTGTTGCCAATTTTGCGGTAATGTTATTTAAATTAGTAGATAAGTCTGCTATTATTTCTTGCAATTTTGGTTTCCTCTCTTTTAGTCCTTTTACAATTGTATTTATAAAAGCTGGACCAGTTCTATCTAAATCTTTTAAAGGCCCTTCTTTAGCTGGACTAAAAGGAAGTAAATTTCTAATAGATGCTATTATTTTTTTTACTTCTTTTATTGGCACGTTAGCAACAGCCTTTATACCATCTACTAATGACTGAATCGCATTCTTTCCAGCAGAATAAAGCTTAGAACCTATACCTCTAACCTTACTAACTATTCCAGACATTGCTTTTCCTACAGCTGACCTAGCAGAATTTAATTTACTTCTAATTATACTTACAACTTTACTAAAGATAGATGACACCTTTGAATAAATACTACTTGCAACTGATGATATTTTAGATTTAATAGCATTCCAGATTGACGAGGCTGCTGATTTTATTGCATTAAAACGTGCTTTAGCTTTGCTATATAAATTTACAAAATAATTAACAACTTTTGAAATTAAACTTTTTACTACTGATGTTACCGCAGACCTAATTGCATTAAATATTGCTTTCGCTTTATCATAAAGAAATTTTACATAGCTCACTGGTTTACTTATCAATTTTTTAAACCAATTTATAACACCATTTATTAAATCTGGAATTATACTACCACCAACAACAGCCATATACACACTCTTAAAAAAATCTATAATTGATGTTACAAAACTTGAGACAAAATCAATAATTGCTGTAATACCATTTACAAAAAATCCTTTTACATTTTCCCAAAGCGCCTTTGCACTATCTTGTAGCATAGTCCAATTTCCTGTAAATAATCCAATAATTAACCCAATAGCTATTCCAATTATACTTTGTATTATGCCAAACACATTTGCAATCATAGCAACAATATTATCTATTGCTGCTATAAAACCATTTAGTCCACCAATCGCTATTCCTACTGCAACCGTTATAACAGTTATTAATATTGTTCCTAACAATTTTAGAATTGGCATTAATGGTTGCACAGCTGTTTTTAAATTACTAAAAGCTGAAACTATTGCACTAAAATCAAATTTTGATAAGCTTTTTCCTATGCTATCTTTTACTGTTCCTAAAATATTCATAACTTTAGAACCAAATTTTATCAATGCATCGCGAATATTTATAACCTTTTGTCTAAATGTTACAAATTTTAAAATAATATCATCGATAGTTTTAGCGTGATTAGGGAACATATTTTTTAATGCATTTTTCATTGATTCAAAGCTGCTATCAAAATTACCACTTGTCAGAAAATTAAAAAACCCTTGAAACACAGTCTTAATGTCGTCTATATGTGTTTTAATAAATGATATTGCTCCGCCAACTTTTTCTTTAATTGAATTGAACACATTGCCTATCCCGTTTCTAACATCTTTACTTGATAATAATAATGCCGCTAATGCTGGTATTAATAGAGCTAAAGCGCCAACAACTGCAATAACCGGAGCGCCAATTGCAGATATTACTGGCGCTAATGCCGCCCATAATATAATAATATTTGAAACTAAACTACCAAGTCCAGCAAAGACCAAAAGTAGCGGGCCTATAGCCGCTGCAATCGCCGCAATAATTCCAACCATAATTTTACCGCCATTACCCATGCCATTAAATCCTTCAGCCAGTTTCATGAGCCAGCTCAATCCTTGTTTTAAATATGGCAAAAATGCTGTGCCTATGCTAATTGCTATGCCTTCAATAGCAGATTTAAATTTAGTCCATTGACCTAACAAGTTATCCTGCATAGTCTTTGCCATGCCAGATAAAGCGCCTTCTGAGTCATATAATTTTTTAGTAACATCTGATAATTCTTTGCTCTGCCCATTTAACAAAGCATTTAGCTCCTTAGTCCTTGTTTTACCGCCAATCATCTGTATGTATGTATTTCTTTGAGCATCAGTCATGCCGTCAAACTTTTGGTTCATTTCTCCTAATATTTTTGTCATTCCTCTAAACTTGCCATTACCGTCATATATTTCAATTCCTAGTTCACCCATTGCTTCTCCTGCGCGGCCTGTTCCAGTCGTTAAATTATTCATGATTGAAATCAAGGCGTTGCCAGCCTCACTACCCTTATATCCTCTATTTGCCAGTACAGATAACAATCCGCCAGCCTCTTCAAGCGGAACATTAAACATTTTAAAGCTCCCACCAGCTGTAACCATTGCTTCTAAAAATTGTTGCATACTTTGATTACTGCTGTTTTGAGCTTTTGCTCCGATATCAAGATATCTATTTAAATCTTTAGTTTCTATCCCAAGCGCTGACATACTATCAGTTACTAAATCTGAGGTTAAACCAAGATCCATCATGCCTGCCTCAGAAGCTCTTAGCACAGGTTCAAGCCCCTCCTGTATTTGGCGGGTTGTCCATCCCGCAAGGCCCATGTATTCTATTGCCTGAGCTGACTCAGTTGCTGTTTTAGTTGTCTTGCTGCCCATCTCTAAAGCTAAGTTTTTCAATGTTGTAAAATCTTTGCCTGTAGCTCCTGTAACAGCTCTTACCCTAGACATGCCTTGTTCAAACGTGGCAGCTGTTGCAATAGAACCCGTTGCAACTTTAACTAAATTTTTAGTAACATAATTTGTAAGATTACGTCCAACATTGCCTAATGACTGACTTACTTGTTGCAGTCCCTGTCCTAGTGCTAATGATTTAGTCGCACTGTTGCTAGCTTGTCTTGCATAATCCCTAATTACGTCACGTATTGACCTAAGTTGTTGCTCTGTATTTCGTCCACCTTGTTGGCTAATCCTTAAAATTAGTTCTTCTACTGATGCCATATTAAAATATTAAACCCCCTTTCAGAAGTTGTCTTACTTAGATTATGACATATTTTTATGTTTTTTTATAGTGCGCTGAGTGTTATAATAGAGATGCAAAAAGTCGAAGTGGTCAGCTCCGACTCAAAAATTTTTTTCAACGGGTAAATATGCCCGATTGAGAAAAGTCATTATAATAATAAAAAGAAACTTTAGAAGCTCTTTTGCTTATAATTATATAGCAAAAAATGATTAAAGTAAATAGAATTAATACGAATATTGATCAATCGAAATTTATATATTGTTTTATTGAATTTTATATTTTAATCCTAATATATACATTAATCTTTTATTATCAATTCTTTTTCTTAATGATTTTAAATTATAACTTTTTTTAAGTGTTGAAATAAATTTATTTTCAGGCATTTTACTTCCACCAAAACTCCAATCACTATAATAATTATAAAGTCCACGACTGCTAATCATGCTATTATCATTAATTTCACAACATTCTTCAACAAATTGTATTGCTGAATTATTAGTTTTATCTTGGCCATCAATATTCATTTCATCAGTCTTAATTTTTTCTATAACTTTATTGGGCTTTCTATGTTTATTATTAATGCCATTTATATTATAATCATTAATATCTAATTGGTTTATGTATTCAGATTCTAGTTTATTTAGGTCTTCAAAATCGCAAATATCTAGAATCTCATATGTAAATCCATTGTAACCATTCTTTATAAAATCTTTTTGTAAATAATAATTATGATGCTTATTACTTAATAAATATTCAA